AAAACTGTAAACGGTGGCGTCAACGGCGCTGGTTTTGCCGCTTGCTCAAACCGCTAAGTGTTTGATTTATTTGGTGGGCGCACCAGGGCTCGAACCTGGGACCCGCTGATTAAGAGCTACGTCTTTTCACCTGTTCTCAATGACTTAGGTGTCGCACGCTGGGGAGAACACGGGGTGAACTGTGGGGTCTCTGTGGGCCCGTGTCGCACGCTCAATGCAGCGGCGGTTTCGGCCCGATCGTGATCCAGTTCGCCAGCATCCAGCCCAGCGCACCGCCGCCGGCCGCAAGACCAGCCCAGATCCATTTGCCGAGCTTCTGGGCGCCCACGGCCTGCGCCTTGGCAGTCTCGAACGCCTCGACCGACGGCTTGATGTCGGTGATGTCAGCGATCGCCGTGTCGACCTTGGCGCTGAGGCTCGACACCTTCTCCGACAGCGCGTCGAACTTGAAATGCAGATCGCGCCGGCCCTGGGAGGCTGACGCTTCCTGCGATTGCCATGTGCTCACCAGCGTCTTGACGGTGCTTTCCAGTCCGCCGATCGACCGGCTCATCTCGCGCAAAGCTGCTTCGGTCGTGGCGTCCGTCATCACCGGCCCTTCGCTACCCGCTGGCGCTGGCTCACCTGACAGTCCCGCGTCGCGTCGAGATTGTCGTTGGCCTCACCGAGCGCCACCTTGTATTCGCCGACGGCGAGCTTGGGATCCGTGTTGACCGTGATCGTGCCGGCGTCCTGGGGATCAACCACGTTCGCGGCCAATTGTTCACAGGCGCGCGAGAGCTGATAGCCCTGGTTACCGACGCTTGGCGCGGCCGAGTGCGCGCAGCCGCTCAAGATCATCAGCATTAAAGGCGCACACAGCCTCCGGCCTGTCGCCGAACCTCTTGCGGAAATCATCGAGTTTTTCCTTCGCCTCGTCGGCCTTCGCTTCAGCTTCTGCCTTCAGCCGCTCGGCCTCCTTGGCCGTGGCCTCGCTGTTTTCGATCTGGATTTCTTTGAACGTCAGATCGTTCTTCAGCTGCCGGGTCTCGGCGCGCTCGTCGGCAACGCGAAAGCCCACCAGGAAGAACAGCAGCGCGGCCGCCAGTACCTGCACCAGCGCGGCCGCCTTGGCGTAGACATAGGCCTGCGGCCAGACGCGCTCGACGATCCCGGGGACATGCGCGACGAGGAAGGCGGCCAGCAGCACGAGGCCGACCAGCGAGAGGGTGACGGTCGACGTCGCCGCGTTCCAGAACAGATCGGTCATCATGCGACGTGCTTTCGCACCCAGACCCTGACAGGCTCGGCGCCGAAGAAGCAGATGATGAACGTCACCAGGCAGACGGCCGAGAGGAAGATGAACGCGAGCAGCGCCGCCGCGATCTGCCAGTCGGTCAGCGCACCGAGGCCGCCGAACCCGATGCTGGAGCCCGCCGCAACGACCCAGTTGCGCGCGCGGCTGAAGAAGCCGGATGCCGAGGGCGCCGGCCCCGGAGGGCTGCCAGGCGGCCCCTGATCCTCGTGCCCAGCCTCTTGGGTGCTCTCCTGAACGTCGCTGTCTCCATCCGCCTGCACGTCACCGAGGAGGCCTACAGGGCGTGCCACGGGCTCACGCGAGCAGAACTCGAAGTGCATGGGATCGGTGCGACCCCGATAGTCGCCGCCCCACAGCGCGCCCTGGCGCTTGAACGCGTCGATCACGATCTGCGGCATGGTACCATGGCCGGTGCCAAAACCGTTGTTCTCGGCATCGAAGTCGATCGCAGCCCCGTAAGCATGGTTCGACCAGCGCGTCGCCGAGCCACGGATCAGGCGATGGTTGTAGGCGCCCGAATAGTGCGAGATCCGCAAGCGGTCGATCTTGGCTTGGTCGCGGCCGCAACGCTCCCAGATCTCGTCGAGCGCCGCCTTCAATGCGCCGGCGGCCTTGCGGTGAAACTGGATCTGCCGCACCGGCTTGCCGTCGTAATACATCTGGAACGGCGGAACGACCGGGACGAGATACTTGCCGGGCTCGTCCTTCGCGGGATCACCATAGAACGCCGCGAGCGACGCCGGATCATCGTGAGGCCAGCGCGTCGACATCAGTCAATCCTTTCGATGGTGACGCGGCCGACGCCGGCATCGAGCATGCCGATCGCGCGCGCTGCGCCGAGTGAGAGATCGATGCTCCGCCCGGTCCATTTTGCCGGGCCGCGATCGTTGACGCGGCAGATCACGTCCCGACCGCGATAGCTGACCCGGAGCTTCGTTCCGAACGCCATTGCGCGATGCGCGCAGGTCATGCCATGCGGGTTGAAGCGCTCGCCGCTCGCGGTCCGGGTGCCGCTTTCGAAGCCGTACCAAGACGCGAGAACAGCCTCCCCGGCACGGGCACGCACCGGGGAGACCAGGAGCAGACAAAGGAGGAGAACACGCATCATGGCCGCGACAATGCGGCCAGAGGGTCTACGTCAACCGCTCGTTGTATCCGAGGAGCCGGTCGACGCCTCGGTAGGGCTGTTGGTGATCTGCCCGAGCGCGGCCTCGATATCGTCGGCCACTTTGCGGATATCCGCACCGTGCGCGCGAAACTTGCCGATCGCAGCCTGGGCGCGATCGTGGGCCTCCTGGATCTCGTCGGCGACCTTGTCGGCCTCGGCATCCATGTTCTTGACGAGATCCTGCGTGAGAAACGCCAGGCGCTGCATGCCGCGCATCTTGGGAGGCCCTTCCTTGGGTGGGGTGAATTCCGCGATCGCCGCGGCCAGATGATCATCGAGATGCTTGCTGGCGGTGCCCGACCACACGGCCATGATTTCATCTGCGCTCGGCTCGCCACCGACCGCGTCGACGAAATAATCGCGTCCCTCGATCGACACCGGCCCGTAGCGCACGGCGCCGGGCTGCTGGTCGCTCGCCGGGAAGTTCGGCGGTTGATTATAGACGCAGCAGATCCGGCTCACGCCATCAGCTCCCGCGCTTCCATGAAGCTGTTCATCGCGCCGCCCATCAGCCGCGCGCTGCTCTGCCCGTTGAAAGTGATCGTCGCCGCAGCCGCAGGGCCAACGCGTAGCTTGAACGTCGTTTGAGCGATCGATGCGGCCAGGGCGGTATAGTCAAGATTACGCTGCTGGATGACGTTTGCAGCAAAGAACTGGCCGCAGTTTGCCGTCACCGCGCTGGCCGCGCTGTCACGGAAGAGCGCCAACGTCGCGCCGGACCCGACCGAGTGCGCAACGAACGCCGAGGCCGTCACCTTCAGCAGGTTCGCCGCCGACGTCGGTGTAATCGCGAGCGACATGTACTGATCACCCTCCGTATTCTGCGGAATGGTGTCGTCGAACGGCGTGATCGTCGTCCCCGTCGCCATCGCACCGGTGTCGGAGCGCTGCAGCTGGATGTCCTGCCCCGGCAGCGGGCTACCGGGTTCGAACAGCTGCGTGCGCGTCGGGCCCGCGGACCAGGTGCCTGCCGTGGCAAGACCGGTTTCCCAGCTCATATAGCCAAGAACCTGATAGGGCTTCGACGTCGGCGGCACCGTCGTGTAGAACACCTGCGCGATGTTGCCCGTCACGGTCCCGGAAGCTATCGGAAACTGCCCGAGGGGATAGATGCTGTTGCCCGACAGGCAGTTGATCACGCTCAGACGCAGGGTCCCTGCATCGTTGAACGCCACCAGCCAGATCCGGAATGGTGTGCCGTTCAGTGCGCCGAGCGTGCTTCCGACACCGATGAAGAGCGACGTCGCCGCGGTCAACGGCATCACCGTGAAGTCGCCGCTGCCCGCCGTCGCATTGCGGACGATGACATAGACCGGATCGGACGGCGACGGATCGTTGCCCGCAAGCGTCTTGATCGCGATCTGCAGCACGTTGCTCGAAACGCTCGGCACGATCGTGCCGTTGATCAGCGGCGAAGCCAGGTTGCGGATCTGGGCGGCGACGCCGCGACCCGGCAGCGGCACGGCCGCATGGTAGAGCTGCAGCGTCGTTGGCGATACCGACCAGGCGCCGGCGCTGGCAAGGCCAGCCGGATAGTCGGCAAACCCGAGCACCGCATAGGGCTTCGATGTCACCGCCGCGCCAGTGTAGAACGTCAGCGCGCTGTCGGCATTGCCGGCGCCACCTTCCGCCGTCGATGATGCCGGCTGGTCCGGCGTGAGCAGCAGCTGCGCCAGCAGCCCGTCAAGCGGGTTGATGATACCGAGGCGGAACGTGCCGGCATCGTTGAACCCGACCAGCCACACCTTGAACGCCGCGCTGTTGGTGGTGCCAAGCGAGGATCCCGACGATACCGTGATCGAGGTGGCCGACGTCAGCGTCATCACTGTGTAGTCGCCGGTCGCAAGCGTGCCGTTGCGCACCAGCACCAGAACGGGATCGCCGGTCGAGGGATCATTGCCGGTGAGCGTCTTGATCGCGAACGTCACCGCGCCGCCGGTGTGGCTTTCGACGATCGTGCCGTTGATCATCGAGAACCCCTGCGACGACGCTGCAAGCGTCCGCGCGATCACTGCCTGTGCCGCCACGGCCGCGCCGGCCGTTTGCGCCACCATCTCCCAGCGGTTGAGGCTGCCGGAGGTGCGGTAGCGCAGCGTCGCGCTTGCTTTCGGCGTCATCACGATGTCGGCGCCGCCGAGGTCGAAACGGTTAGCCACGCTCGATGATGCGCTCTGATCCTTCAGCGTAAGGTTGAAGCTGCCACCGTTGTAGACCGTGAGCTCCCGCCCATCCGTTGCATCCGTCACGGTCGACGGCACGATGCCGGTCAGATCGCGCGCCGCATCGGTCGACATGACGAGCACACTGGCGTGCTTCATGCCCGCCGGATTGTAGTCGTTGGTGTTGGCGGAGATCTGCGCCGGCACCAGGATCTCGCGGATATGCTTCTTGGCGAGACGAATGCCGCCGGCGGTCGCACCGTCGCCGATATGCGGCTCCTTCTTCGTGGTGTCGAAGCCGAGCTCGGCCGGGAGCGGGGTGACGCCCTCGATTTCGGTGGTGGTACCGCGAATATGCTGGACCCGGGTGCTCATACGTATGTTCCGTAGTCGCGCGAGGTTGAGGTGACGTCGGTGTAGAATTGATAGTCGGGATTGCCGAGGATGGCGGCATAGGTCGAGGCCAAGCCCGCGGCGCCGGTGGCGATGCCGGCTTGCGTCGTCGCCGTCGCCGCGGCGCCGACCGCGATATCGCGCGCGGCTTCAGCGCCGGCCTGCGCGCTCGATCCCGACACCGTGTCGGCATAGGCTTTGGTGGCAAGGTCACTGTCGTCGATCGGCTCGGCCGCCCGCACCGTGCGCGGCCGGAAGTCGACGACGCCGATCGAGGCCGAGAACGGTGTGACGGTTCGGTTCTGCCGGTTGCGCAGCTCGGCGTCGCGCATCGCATCCGCATCCGCGATCCGCTCGTGCACGGACGGGTCGAAGCGCGCGAGGTTGACGAAATCGACGCCCTGGGTCGCCGGCGTCACCCGCTCGATCGCGATCCTGACAGGCGCGTCGGCCGAGGCCGACGGAAACGCAATCCGCGTGACGGTCGCCGCGCCGCCAGCGTCGAGCGAGGCCGAATAATGCAGGCCGAAAGTCAGCGCGATCAGCAGCCCGCTGCCGTCGAAATACCCGACATGGACATGCTCCGCCGCCTGCGCCGAGAAGCCCGCCGGAAAGCTGCTCTCGGCCCCGGTGTAGAGGAATTCGGAATAGCTGGCTTCGGTTGCGACCGTCATGGCGGGCAAGGTAGGCCGGTGTCGGCCGCGTCAACCGCCAGCCCCTCCCTTGAAGGGGAGTGGACTAGGCCTAGACCCTGGCGAGCCCGTTCCCCTTTTGGGCGTTGTTCTTCACGGGCCAATGCATTGAGAACGGCGTCCGGACAGACTGGCAACATCTCCATGCGCTGCCTTGAAGGGAGTGGACGATGCGCCCTGAGGAAGCGCTACGGCAATGGCCCGCTAGGCAACGGGCCTTCACTGACCTTTATCTGCTGCACCCATGCGGACCCACTAACTGGGGTCGTGGGAAAGTTCGGATACAAGTTGATCGACGCGCTCGCCCCGAGCGCTGAGCCAATTTGAATTCCCGGAAGCACCGACAAGTACCAGTTGTCCGCAACAGGCTGTTGCGTGCTTCCTTGAATCCACTGGATCGGTCCCGGGCTCGCCTGAGCCAGGTTGTCTACAATAAGAACGGAGTAAAACGGAATTGCTCCACCCGCTCCCGCAGCCGTCGTGCGAAATAGAACCCACACACTCACAAGTTTGTTGATAAGCGCGGCCTTCTCTACCGCATCAAACGAGTAACGCAGACTGCCGAATTGGCTCACACAGGGCATCTGCATCGAATACGGCGCGGCGCCGTACTTAACCGCAGCGTCCTTGATCGCGGTCTGGCTGTTGAACGCCGTCACATTGCGGGGGAAGGTCCCCGTCCAATCGGAGAAGTCGCCATTCGTGAGCAAATTCGTTCCGCTCTGCGCGGGCCAGCTCGTTGTCGAATATGCGCCGGGAGTGCTCAAATTGTACGCGCCCATGAGGCGGTTTGCTTGCAGCGCGCCCCCGTCGAAGTTTCCCGCCCCAGACGAGTCACTCGGATGCACGCCCGTCGGATCACTCCCAGCCGGACGGAAAAGTCGCGTAGCTTTCCCGAGAGCAATGAAGTCCTTATACGTGTCGACGAACCCCAGGGTGGGCATCACGCTTTTGACACCCAAGTACGCCCCGTACATATTGTTCATATTGGTATCGGCGCGATTGGGGTTCTGCGTCGTCATGATCTGCGGCACATCAGGCCATTGCAGCGAGAGCATACCGATTGCCGCAAGCAATAGACCACGCCCCGTCGGAAGATTGTCTCCAGTTGGGTTCACAGTCGCCGTCACGTTGAACGACGCAAAATTGTGACCTTGATGCAGGCGAATCAAGTCCGGCGTGCTCACACCATCGAGCGCCGCCGCCTTGCGGCTCGTGTCCCACGCGAACGATGCCATCGAGCCCGGCAGAGCGCAAAGCCAGAGCGTAATGAGTGGGCCGGCCCCGTATACTGTATCGACCGCCACATTGTACGACTTAGGACCGGTGGGCAAACCCGTTCCTGCATTCCATTCACCCCAGAGCCGTATACGCGCCGTTCCCGAATATTTTTGGGCCAGCGCCTGAACGAACAACTGGTCCGGTCCGAACGCCGAGTAATCCGTACTGTCACCAAGGGAGAAGATCGAAACCGGCTGGTTGGCCTCCAATTTCTGCTTCAGCGGCCCCATCGCCGCTACCGCCTGGAACGGTGGCAGCCCCGCTGACCCAAGGGGATCGAACACAGGCCCTACGAGGCTGGGACCGAACATCTCAGCGCAGCGCGACGATCGTGGTCGCCGTCGTCCCTGTTTTGTAGATCTTCTTGACCTTGTGGCCGTGCGAAACGCCTGCGGCTAACGCTGGCAGGGTTACAGTTGAGCCGTCGACATAATCGACTTTGACGTCACCCGAGACACCCACGACAAAACCGCGGATGGCCTGGGACGGCACATAGTCCGTACTTGATAGATCGACGGTCTCGCCGCCGGTCGCAGATGCGAGCGAAGCGATTTCACGTTCAACACCCATGGCCATCTCCTGACAGGTGGCCCGACCCTACGAGCGCCAGCCGCCCGTCAACCGCCGCCGAACGCCGCCCCGAGGTTCGGCGCGCGCGCCGGCGCCGTCTCGCCCTGCCCCCACCAATAGCCCTGCCCGTACTCCTTCTGCGCGCGCTGGGCGCGCCTGGCGAAGGACTGCGAATAGGTCGGGTCGATCGCCCGGTGCAGCTGGTCGAAGATCAGCCGGTCTGTCGCGAGCCGGGAGAACCACAGGTTTGATCCCGGGGTGAGATGCTTGACGAGCTCGATGCCCTGCCCGATCGCGCCGGGCTGGCCCTTGACGGCGGCGGCGCCGAACCGGCCGGCATCGTCGATGAAGCCGCCGATCGGACCTGAAAACTTGCCGATGACGCTGCGGTCGGCCGCCTGCGACACGCCGCCGACCAGATCGCCGAAATAGCCGGCGCCGCCGCCCTGGATCGCTGCCTGCCCCCAGAATTTCGGATGGTGCATGTCGATGGGATCGCGGCCCGACAGTATCTGGCGGGCCTGGATGATGCCGGCGCCGGCCAGCAGATGCAGGCCGTAGAACAGCGCGTTGTTCATGGCCTTGTTGCCGGCGACGCCGTCCTTGATCGCGAGCGCCGTCATGTGGGTGGCGATCATCGTCATCGAGAACGATTGGAACATCGTCGCGGTGCGCGCCACTTCGCCCATGAAGGTGCCGGCCTGGGCGCCCTGCGTGGTGACGTTGCGGATCCGCGCGTCGGGCTCCAGCACGGCCAGCGCCCGCTCCTGCAGCACGCCCTCGTACAGCTTGCGCACGGTCTCGTCGGATGCGGCCTTTGAGCTGTCGAAGAACTTGGCGCCACGGAAATCGAACTGCGGCAGCGACCGCAACTTGTCCCATTCGGCCGCCGTGATGCCGTAGCGCTTCAGGAAACTCTGCAGCGGCCCATCGAGATCGCCAAGCGCCCGGTCCGAGTTGCGGGCGATGTAGCCCAGCATCTCCATTGTGAACGCCTTCTTGATGCCCTCGGTCCATGCGTTGAGGCCGGAGGCGCGGATCACGAAGTCGGACGTTTTCTTGATCAGCTCCGGCGTAAACATCTGGTCGGCATAACGGAAGGTCGAAACCGCGTGGTCGCTCATGGCATGCCCGGTCACCAGCAGCCGCGCGGCGTCCTCCTGCATCTTGGGATTTTCGGCGAAGATGGTCTCGATCGCGCGGGACAACACCTTGCCGCCGTCCATGCCATTGTAGCGCGCGGCCAGCAGCGCCGTGATGCTGTCGCCGATCGAGGCCGACACCGTCGCAGAGCCCAGCGATGAGGCCGCCATCAGCGAGCGCGCCGAGCCGAGCACGCCGCCCCACATCGCGTTTTCGACGCCATTGGCACGCCCGGACAGCACGGAATAGGTGCGGTCGATCGCGCCGCCGCTCTCCATCCCCATCATGCGGGCTGCCCGCAGCCGTGCCGAACCTGGCCGGCCCAGCTTCTCCCAGGCGCGCGCATTCTTCGCCAGCATCGCCACGGTCACCGCGTGCTGCGGACCGAGCACGTCGACCAGCGCGCTTTCGCGGGCCATGGCGCCGAGGTGGCCGGTCAGGGTCGAGAAGATGTCCGAGCCCGAGCCGTACTTCTCCTGCAGTGTCATGAAGGCGTTGAGACCGTCGCGGCCGTCCTGAAATTGGAACGTGCGCATTTCCTTGGAGAACGCCGGCGCCGCACCCGCCTCGGTGATGATGTCGCGTGCGGCCTTGTCGATCAGCGCCGAGATCCGCGCGGGATTGGTCGCGAGCTCGAGGCGCTCCTTGTCGAAGATCTTGAGCCCGCCGGTCGCGATCGCGTTGGAGAGGTCGCGGCGGAATTCGTCACCCATCCCGAAACGGCGGACGCGGTCCGCCGACCAGAACTGTGGCAGGCGCCAGTTTTCGGCCTCCTCGAATATCTTGCCGGCAGACTGGACGAACTTGACGCCCCACTCGGTCGCGTCCTTCCAGCCCGCGGCGGCAGCCTTGGCAACCGCATCACCGCTGTCGACGTTGAACAGCTCGGCGATCAGGTTGCGGGCGCCAGCCGTGTTCTGCTTCAGGCCCGCCATTTGCGACTTGTAGGCCTCGAAGCCGGCATTGAACTTGGAGAACAGGATCTCGCGCAGCGTCTGCGCCCGCGTGTCGACGTTCTGCGTTCCCGTCCGGTAGATGTCGCGCGTCAGCACCGCCATGCCGCCGGCGGCCGGCCCCCACGGGTGCGCCTGGGCGATCTGCTCGGCCGAGGTTTGGCGCTGCACCTGCAGCGCCACCGCATTCTTTTGCTGCCGCGACGTCGCCATCATCTGCCGCGCCGCCTGCAGCGCGGCCGCGGCATCGGCCTTTGCGGCCGGCATGTCGAGCGAAAACTTGTTTTGGTAACGCCGCCACAGCGCATCGGCGGCATCGGCCTGCGCGCGTGTGATCTTGCCCGTCTTCTGCAGTTTTGTGAGGCAATCCTTGACGCTCATGTTTGACCTTTCAACGCGGGATCGTGGCCCCACACGATCGAACAGCCGCGGCTCTCGATCGCCTGCGCCAGCCCCTCGGCACGCGCGACGCAATTCCGACCGCTGTTGCGGGCGCAACGCACCACACCGGACATTTTGCCTTCAACAAAGACCGGGCTGCAAAAGCCGTTGGTCAGATCGGTCGAACAGAGATGCTCGGCCATGGCGCCGATCGCGCGCCGCCGATGCTTTTTCTTCAGATCTTCGCTCACTCTGCGGCCTCCAGACCGATGATGCAGGCCTCAAGCTCCTTGCCGGCTCGCTCGAATTCGTCGAGCTCCTTGACGACGTCCGAGAGCTTTTGCGTGTTGAACGCATAGGTGCCGTCGGGCAGCCGGGTTTGCGTGGTGAACTCGGCTTCCGGATTGGCGGTGAGGATGTGGTCGAGATCGTGCACGGCGGCATCGAACGTCTTGGGATCGGCCTCAAGGGCCGAGATTTGCGCCGGCGCCAGATCGGGCGCCGAGACAGCGCGGGCCTCTATGGCGTCCTGGACCGCGTAGGCCTCCTTGCGGGTCAAGAACCGGCCGTCTGTCGTCACGAAGCCGTCGAGGCCGACATTGTCGCGCCCTTCGAGCTGGGCCAGAAACTCCTCCGGAGAGATCTTCATATCCTTGGCGGCACGATCGAGCGCGTGAGTGTGGTTCTCGCCGCGGTAGATCTTGTCGCCAATCTTGATCGCAGCGCCGTCGATCTTTTCGCCCGGGTCAAGGACGACCAACGGTTCATCCGTTGCACCCAGCGCCGCCCGTTCCTCCGGCGACGCCGACGCGAGCCGACTTTCCCAATAGCTGGCCGCATCATCGGTCTCGCCCGGCATCCGCTCGAAGCGCTCGACGTCGGGCACCTGGTCGAAGGTCTCCGGCCGCAGATGCTTCTCGCCGGCCAGGGCGAGATCCTCGGGCGTTTGCGACTTGGCAGCTAACGCATAATCAGCCACATGCTCCGGCGGAAAGCTGTCACCCGACCGGACCGGCTCGCCACGCACCGCCGACCTGGTCGCGTCGATCGTCGCATCGCGCGCGGCTGCCTCGCCTGCCGCGGTCGGGAACGGGTTGGTCAGGTTCAGCTGCGCTTCCGAGGTGGCCGCGTTAACCTCATCGCGCACGGTCACCGGCAGCGCCCGCGCACCCGTGCCCATCAGCTTCTGCAGGCCGCCGAGGCCGGCGCCGAAGACCCCGCCGAACAGCGCGGCCGAGGCAAGCTCGCCCGGGACTTCCTTCATCAGCGAGCCCGGCACGGCCCGCTCGCGCGACGGGCCGCCGGCGCCGGCAATCACCGCCTCGGTGCCGCCGCCGATCAGCGCGAATTCCAGCGCCCTCAGTGCAATGCCGGCCTGGCCGGCGCCGCCGAGCGGCAGCGTCGCGATCGCGACCGGATCGGAGACGCCAGCGGCAAGCGTACCCGTGATGGTGCCGAGCGTGCCGCCCCATGTGGTCTCCCGGCGCGCAAAGGCCGCCTGATCGTCATGGGCGCGCCGCATGCGCGTCAGCGCCATGGTGTCGATGTCGTTCTCCGACAGCGGCCGATAGCTCTGCTCCGGCTGGTTCGGATCCTGCGGCAGTTTGGTGATGGCGTCGTTGAGCTCGTCGAGCGTCACGTTGCCGCCCATGCCGTAGAGCGGCAGCTGCACGCCGGTCTTGGCCTTGACGTCGTCATAGAGCGTCGCCAACGCATGATCGCGGGCGTTCGAATAGTTGACCGAGGAATTCCATTCGGTCATGGCCCGGGTCGAGACGTCGAAGGCTTCCGAGAAGTCGGCCGGGATCTCGCGCGCCAGATTGGTTTGTGCGTTCTGCAGCGCCGGCAACGGGTCGAACAGGTCGAGGCTCATCGTGCGAGCCTACGAAGATGCCGGCAGGGTCAACCGCCGAAGCTGATCAATCCCGGCCAGATCCTCGACACCAGCCAGACCACTATGCCGACGCAGGCCCAAATGCCCATCATCAGCAGCACGGCGCGCGGGTCCCGGAACAGCATCATGCCGCAGCATACCACTCATGGCAGAGCCCCGGATAGCGCGAATGGATCGACCGACGCCACCGGGGCCGGCTGCCGCCCGCGGAGATCCAGCACAAAGGGCTTGCCGTCGGTTGTCGCCGCATATTGCGGGTTGCCATCGTCACGGTTGACCTGGACGATGTAGCGGCCGTCGGCGACCGCCTGCAGCTTGGCGCTCGACTTCAGGAATGCCGCATCGATCGCCTTTCCCGACGTCGTCTGCGCGCCCTTCAGGTCCGCGTCTGTGATGCTCCACATCACGCCATCGAACTGCGCCTGGCTCATCCCGCGCGCCGGCGCGATCACGGGCGAGCCGTTGTGCGTCAGCACGCCGCCGGTCACGTCCGTCACCGCTTGCTGCAACCGCGAACTGCTGAGGTTGCCGCTGCTGTCCTTGGCCTGCGCCGACAGGAAGGCATAACGCGCGTCGATCGCGTCCTGCATGGACGCATACGACCCGCGCGGATCAGTGCGCGAGGCGACGTTGAAGGCTGCGGCAGGCAGATAGGTGGCGCGCGAGGTGTCGTAGGTCTGCCGGTTCGTCCCGGCCGGCACATACTTCTCGTCCGTCTTCTGGGCGTCGATGCCCTGCAGGATGGAGCCGGCGACCTCCGGCGCCTGACCGTAGAGACCGGCCGCCATCGTGATCGCCGGCCGGTCGTTCTTCGCGCTCGTCCCGGACACCACCTGCGGCAGCGCGGCTGCGAAGGTCGACGGCGAAAGCCCCTTGGCAAGCTGGCCGAGGAGCGCCGCACGATCGGCCGGAGGCGCGTCGGTATATCGCTGATGCCAGCCCTCCGCTTCCTGCACCGTGAACGGCGAGCCGGAGCCGCCATAGACGCGATGCGCAATCTGCGCCTGGGCGTCGCGGTTCCGCAGCGAGGACACCAAGGTATCATCGAGCGCGCCATTCGGGTCGATGGGCTGCAAGGCGTAATAGCGGCCGCCATCGGCGCCGCCGAGCGTCACCGGCTCGCTGTCGCGCCGCTTGACCTGGTCGTCGCGCACCGCCTTGAAGGCCTTGAGCATGTTGACGCCGGTCTGTGTCGCGCTCGCCCCAGGCGAGGACAGATCCGCCTCCATTTGCTTGATCCCGGCATCGAGCAGCGCCGGCGGCGTCGACCAGGCCTGCCGGATGAACGGCTGCGCCTTCTCGGCATAGTCGAGATCACGCAGCCGGCCGGCGGCAGCGGCATCGCCTTTCATCGCGGAGGCGGTCTGGGTCGCCCGATAGCTTGCGATCCGCTGCGGGTCGACCTCGAAACCGGCTTTGACCAAGCTGGGGATCGGATCACTGGTATCGACGGCGGCCGCCTGCGTCGTCAGCAGATGCTTCTCGCGTGCATCCTGCTGTTGCAACACGGCGCCGACAGCTGCGGTTGCCTGCAGCGTCGCCGAGGGCGAGGAGAATTGCACGTCCATCGGCGCGTTGAAACGCGCGTAGAGCTTGCCGAGATAGTCCCGGGTTTCCTTGATGTCGACGATCGAGGCAAGCTGCCCCGGCGAGAACCCGGCGCCGAACTTCGTTTCCGCCTGCGCCTTCCACGCGTCGGCACGGCCGGGACCGGCATTGTAGGCTGCGGCCGCCAGCGTCACGTTGCCGTCATAGCGGGTGACCATCTGTTGCCAGTAGGCGCGGCCGAGCTGCAGGTTCAGCGGCTGATCCGACAGCAACCGCTTTTTCAGCTCGTCATCGGACAGCGCAGCGACGTCCTTGAGGCCCAATGCGGTTGCGACGTCGCGCGCCGTCCCCGGCAGGATCTGCGAGGTTCCCAGCGCGCCCTTGGGCGACACGGCCGAATTGTCGCCGCCGCTCTCGATCGACACGATGCCGTTGTCGAAGATCTTTTGCGCGTGATCCGGCGCAACGACGCGGCCGATCGAGAGCGTTGCCGCCTCCGGATGGAACGCCGCCGCGTTCACGATCGCGGCCTGCGAATTGCCGTCGAGCCTGCCTTGCGCCGCGACCTTCAGGCTTTCCCGCCGCACGGGGTCCAGCGTGGCAAAAACGCCGGGCGTATCGAGGGCCTTGATCGCCTGGGCCGGATTACTTTGAACCAACCCCATCGCGTCGGCCTGGTCGAGCTGGCCGGAGAACGACTTGAAGCGCCCGACAGCCGTCTGGCTGTCGATCCAGCCGGCATCATGCAGCCGCTTCAAATCGGCGCTGTAGCGATCGATTGCGGCCGCCCGTGCCTCGGGGGATGGCGCCGTTGCCGCCTCCGTTAGAGACGACATGCCCAACGTGTCGTTGGCGGCGACGTTGATGTCTTTTTGCCGCCCGAACTGCGCAGTGCGAACCTCGTTCGTCGCCGTGAGCGACGATCGCGTCATCTCCAGCGAGGCCTTGGCCCGCAGCGACGGATCGGAAATGTTGGCGAGATTGTCGAGCTGCGCCTTGTTGAGATCGTCCCGCGCTTTCTCCTCGGCATTCTCGTAGTCGGGATCCTTGGTGTATTTATCCTTGATCTCGTCGCGCGCGACCAGGAAGCCTTCCATCCCCTGCGACACGGCGGTCTGCTGCTGGCCATGCTGCAGCTTGGTGTTGACCGCAGCGAGCTCGGCCCCGAAGGAGCCGACCGCTTTGCTGATGGCCGATGTATCCGGCGCCACCGGGATCGACGGCGCCTGCACTCCACGCAAGCCAGGCGTAGGCCCGCTGCCGAGCTGCTCGCGCATCTGATATTCGGGAGGCCCTGCCATCGTCGGAAATCCTCAACCGTATGCGGGGAAAAGCTGGCTGCCGACCTGCATGGTGCCGAGCGCGCCACCGCCGCCGCTGAAGCCGCCGCCGCTCATCGAGCCGACGCCCGACAGCAGCGACGTGCCGGCGCCGAGGAAGCCGGAAATCATGTCGGCGTCGCCCTTGTCGCGCAGCGCCGAGGCGCTGGCGCGGTCGCTTCCGGCCTGCAGCGTCGCGCTGTAGCTCTGGCCGCGCAGATTGGCCTCGGTCGTCAGCGCGTCCGCCTTGCTGATGGCGAACGACGCTTTCGCGATCTCCGCATCCGTCGATACGCGCCCTGCGGTGACGGCCTGCACCAGCAACGGCGAACCGAACGTCGGGTCGAGGTTGCCGCCCGCGAAATACGATCGCTGCGCCGCCAGCGTCTGCCGGCCGGCCTCGAATACCTTGCCGAGCTCGGTCCGCTCTTTCGACGCCGCGAAGTCGACGCCGAGATGGGCGACGTCGGCTTGTGTGCCGTAAAGCATCGCGTTGAAATCGTCGATCCCGGCGCGGCGGTCATAGGAGGCCGCCTGCGCCTCGTCCGCGGCGCTGGCCGAGGATCCGCCGAACAGCTTGCCAACGACGTTGATCGCCGTTGAGCCGAGCGCCGCGATGGTGAAGGGATCCATGCCTCAGGTCTCCGCGACGGCTATTTTGGGCGACAGCGCCAGCACCGTGCAGGGCATGGCGTCGTCGCACTCGAATTCCAGCTGGGCTTCGTCGGACCACGCGCCCTCGACGGTGAGCTTGCGCTGGCCGGAGAACAGCGGCGGCAGTGCCGAATAATCGTAGGCGCCGGTCTCGATCAGCGGCTCCCAGAGATCCGCATTGTCTTCCTCGGCGCTGTAAACACGGAGGCGTCCGCCGCCGGCGTAGAGCACCCGCACCAGCGCCTCGTGGACCGTCTTCTGGTCGCCCGCGGTCGTGCCGCCTGCCGTTGCATTGAAGTTGCGCGGCAGATCGCGGATGTAGGCCCGCACAGGCAACCCGACGAGAATGTCATCGGACGGCCGGTCGAGTGTGATCGCGCCGCCCGTGACCGTCTTGCGCTTCTGCATCGCGCCGTCGGCAAATACGGCGACCTCCTGCCCTTCGAGATGCCCGAGCTGGGTGATGGTGGTGAGGCCGCTGCCGGTGACGCGCAATGCGCAGTCGAGGAACCAGGCGCCGGCCGCGGTCGGCGCCGAGAGATCCTGCGGCGCCTGGAAATACTCCGCCATCTGCTCGACATAGCGCCGGGTCTGGCCGTTGATGGTCCGACGCACGATCAGATAAACCTCGTCGGTGCCAGACGACACCGACGGGATGCAGCACATATCCTCGACGAAGGCATTTTGGCGCGGATGCCGGCAAAACGCCGCGACCTGCTGCTCTGGCATGAAGGTGAGCGAGGCGATCGAGCCGTCGGCAAACCACATCCAGAACACCCGGAACGGATCGCGCTGCCAGCAACCGCCGACCATGCCCGGCGCAAAGATGTGCTCGGCCATGACCGAGAGCTCCTGGCTCGCGAGCTGCTGCGACTGGCTGGCCGGGTCGATCTTGGTGTAATGCAGCCGCTTTGTGGTTCTCCCTAAAAACATCACCCCGCCGTCGATCGCGGTGGCGATCTGCGGCGCTGATCCGTCCGAGCCCATCGCAAACGGTCGTGCGGTTTTCGGCGTCAGCGCATCGAAGGCCGACGGCCCGCGCACCACCCATTCGATGTCGCTGGTGCCGAGCAGCAGCATGCCGGACGACGGCAGCGCCCATTTGATCTCGACGAGCGAACCGTCGGGCGGAATGACGCGGCCGGCAATGGCATCGGTATCGTCGGCGAGGCCGAGGTCGAAGTTCTGAACATCGTCGTCACCTGTCAGCCAGTAGATGTTGCCGCGGTACCAGCCGAGCCGCGGAAAGTCGTATGCGACAAGCTCCGGAAAGCCCTTGCTCGTCGTCCACGCCGGCGCCGACCAGCGATAGGTTGCGCCCGACACCACCGTTGCCGGCAACTGGCTCAGCACCGTCCCGGCAGCATTGTTGGCATCGATATAGGCCGTGATCCGCACATAGCCGTAGCCGGGATGCAGAAATCGCCACGTCTGTTTGTTCTGCCCGGCCGAGACGTCGCCTGAGGTGTGGATCGGCGGGTTCGGCCCGGCGTCGAGGCCGGTGCCCATGGCCTGGTAGACGTTGCCGTTCCAGCGCCGCTGCGAATTCACCGCGATCGCCGTCTCCGTCGTCGACCATTCCGGCGTCAGCGACAGGTCGCGATCGTCGAGACGCATCACGCCACCGACCATCTCAGCCGCAAACGGCCCATTCGCTCCCGTCAGATTGACCGCGCCGGTGACGGCACTGGCCTGCACCGTGATCGAGGTGTCGACGTTCTGACTATCGACCGGGCCGGACGGCGCCGTGTAGTCGGCGCAGCTCCAGCTCAAATTGCCGGCACGCGTGATGGTCTGCGGTTTCTTGGTGCCCGACGCCACAAAGATCGAATTGCCGGCCTGGGCGGCGCGCAAAGCGCCGAGATCCGCGCCGACCCACGGCACAGCCATCTCGTAAGGCGTGGTGTCCGGGTTTTGCAGAAATCCGCCCTGCCGCACGAAGCGCGACGCGCCGCCGTTGATGACCAGGGCGTAATAATCGGTCGAGGTGCGCCGGAACGGGATCAGCTTGCCGCGCTGGGACTGATCCTTGAGCTCGAGCACGAAGCGCGTGCCAGGTGCGCGCGTGGCACCGCCACCCTTCATGACGATGAAGTTTTCCATCTTCTCGACGGCAATCTGGTACTTCGCCGTGTCGGCGCGGGCTACCAGCTGCTGGCCGAGCTCGCCGCCGGCAAAGGTGACCCGATCGACCTTGGACGCGACCGTCACGGCATCACCTCAAGAAACGGCCGGAGAAGCCACGGCCGCGACGCGTCGTCTCCCATGACGTTTCCGGGCGATGGCGCTGGCGCCGTTCCTTGGCGTCGACAGAAGCCGTTTCGGAAATCATCTGCTCCGCGCGCTGCCGCATCTCGGCGCCGAGCTCGCGCGAGCGGCCGAGGCTCTCGGCCATGTAGCCGGCGAGCTCGAGGCCGAAGGCGTCGAGAAACAGGCTGTCCCACAGCCGCGGCGCCTTGACGTCTCGGGTGTAGCAGACCGTCGGGCCCGAGATGTTGGTGACCAGGATCATCACCTCGACGTCGACGCCGGCGACACCGGCCGCCCCGGTCTCGACATCCCATTCGCGCCGGTTGTCGCCCTTGATGTAGCGCACGCGCAGGCAATCTGCCGGCAAGGGAAAGCGCAGCTTCAGATGCCCCAGCGACTGCACGGGATCCTGCGCCGGCTCGATCCACGCCGTTGCGAAATTCCACGGCTTGCGCCGCAGCAGCGCCTGGCGCGCGGTTGGAAAAAACATCCTGGCCTTGCGCGCGCGCGTCGTGGTGTCGAGCATGGACGCTATCTCGGGCTGGCCAAGATGGCCGAGTGCGAGATTTGCCGCATATTCTTCCGTGCCGATCGCTGCCGTCATCACCGCCCCGGGAACGCAGGAGAGTGCCGCGCGGATGGATCCGCGCGGCGAGGTTTGGCTTAGACGCCCTTGGCGTAGGATCCTTCGAGGAACACCGAACCTGCCGCGCTGGCATCGGCCGCCGTCGTCAGGACGATGTCGAGCTCGCCCCCGGGATCGGCGGACAGGCCAGCCAGCTGCCAGACATACTTGTCGATGTTGGTGGGCGTGGCCACGCCGGAGTTGGCTGCAGCAAACAGCGTCAGCGCCGCCGCCGACGCCAACGTCTGCGCGCTGAACAGCGCGGTGTCGAGCACGGCGGCGCCGCCGTTCGGATAGTAGAAGCCGAGCTTGGCGGAGCTCACGCCAGTGATCGCCGTGGTGTACAGCGTTGCACCTGGATTGATCTTCGCATTGGTCGGCACCGACCCGAGATAATATTTCGAGCCGGAATTGTCGCCGTTGGCGATGGCAGCGAGCGACTTGATGACGCGCAACTCGGCGCCGCGATTGATGCCGTCGATCGCCTTGAGTGAGGACGGATCCTTGTAGCCCGTGCCGTATTTGGTAACGACTGCCATGGTGGTCTCCAGTTGGCGGTTGATGATGGATGCGCCGGCACTGATGCCAGCGCATCGCGTCAGATCTTGGTGAGGACCTTCACGACCTTTGCATCTTCGGTTCGGGTCGCGCCCAGCCACTGCTCCATCTGCGGATGCGGCCGCATCATCTTGTCCGGCCGCAGCGGCACATTGATCGTGAGCGGATCGAATTCACCCCAGCGCATGCCGGATTTGCAGAACAGCGCGGAGGTGTAGGTCGACCCGTCATAGTTCGCGAGACCGGCCGCGCCGTCGTTGGCGCGCAGGATATGCACGTTGAGGATCATCTGCTCCTCGTCGGGCGTCTCCAGCGGCTTGGAGCTGCGATAGTCCCGGCTGATGAACGTGATGTCGCGAAACAACTCTTCGATCTGCTGCGCGTTGCCGGTGTAGAACAGCTCCTCGTCGCCGGTCTCGACCTGCCCGGCCTGAAGATACCGGCGGCCACGCAACAGCTTGCGCACGTTCATGCCGGTTGCCGTCGTGTCGTCGGTCGCACTCGCGCCGACGCCGACGCCGACCGTCTGGCCGGCCCAGGCCGAGGTCGATGTGCCGTCCGCGCCGATGATGCGGTTGGCAAAGACCGATTGCGCCAGGATGGTGTCCTTGCCGCGAACCATGGCCGCGGCGCCGGCCTGGGTGAAGTCGCCCTGATAGTCGGTCAACGCCTTGATGGCGTCCTCCTTCTCGATCAGCTTGCCCCAGGCGAGCTGGCGCGGGCGGATCCAGACCGGCTCGATCTGGTTGTCGATGTCGGGCGTGTCGGCCTTACGGCCGAGGTCGATGACGGCCGACGTCGAGCCGATCAGCTCCAGAATGGTCATCTGGCGGCCGGACAGGCCGGACTGATAGGTGAACGCCATATCGAGACGCGAGCGCCGCTGCTGCACGGCAAGCTGCACGTTCGCGATGTAAGTGAGTTTATGTGTGTCGGTAATCGGTCCCACGGGACGACCTCCTGTCGAAGCAGAGGAAAAGTTTCGGGTTGCTTCGTCAGGGTGCGGCTCCGGATCGGGAGCGGGCCTGGCTATCGTTTAACGCCCGCGATCGGCGGAGCGGCTTTCGCTCAGGTCAGGCGGGCCCCGCATGGCTCAGGTAAGCGAAGCGGGGGTGCGGCCGAACCCAGAAATGGGGCCGCTTGCGAACAAGCGGCCCAAGTCTAGGGAGGAAACGCCCCAACTAGGGACAACTCAACGAGCGCGAACATAGGTCGGCGGCGAGGGCGTCAACCGCACCTTCAGTCGACCTGCACGACCTTGTCACCGCCCCACTTGTTCTCGGGACGAGCATTGAACGCTCGGATCAGGCGCTTGCCCTTGATCTCGAACACCCATTCGGAGCCGAGCACGCGATAGATCCCGTTCGCCACGGCATATTCTCCGCCGAACTCGCCTTCATCCGCGGTCGGCTCGTAGGCGCCGGCCCGGGCTTCTTCCGGCATGTCCCGACAAAAGCTCGCATTGAGGGCGCGGATAATCCGCGCGCTGGCCGGCCTGGCTTCCTCGGTCGCCATGACACGCTGGCTCTCGCTCTCGGCCATCTCGCGCAACTCGACCTTGCCAGCGGCAAAATCCGCCGAGGCCTTCTCCTTGATGGCCGCGATGAGATCATCCCGCTTCGGATACTTGGATGCGTCGACATCGGCGCGCTTGGCCAGCAGACCAAGCTCGGTATCGTCCATCGCCGCGATCTCCGCAGCGAGGTCGGTGTTGTACTTCTCCAGCTCAGCACGCTCGCCCTGCGTCAGCTTTTCCAACATTTCCTTCATGGTCCGTCTCTCCTCAGGTTCTCGCCTCGATCGCCAACAGATCGGCGCGCTGCTTGATGTAGTCCTTGTTCTGCGGGTGCCGCGCATCGCGGAATACCTTCAGCCACTCCGCGTCGCCCTCCAGCTTCATCCGCTCGGCACGCGCCTGCGCCGGCGTCTTCTGGCCGAAGCTGCCGCCGCTCTGTCCAATGAGCTTGTCCTCACCCATCGCCGAGCCGATCTTCTCGAACAGCTCGACCATGGCTGCCGAGCCCATGACCTGGTCCATCTGGGCGCCGGTGATCGCATCCGGCTTGAAGAAACCGAACGCGCGCTTGGCGAGCTCGACGTTCTGATCGTACTTGTCGCCCCAGGAGCCCTTGAGCTTTTCCGTCAACTCTCGGTTTGCGGTGGCGCCGGCATCGCGCAGCGATTTGAGGCTGTCGTTGGTGTGCTTGTGCAAGCCGTCATACAGCGCCTTGGCCTGCCAGGGCGCGATCCGCGCGTCATGCGCCAGGTCGCTGAACTTGGCGAAGGCCTTCTCGTCATGGACCTCGCCATCGCCGACTTTTGGCGCCTCGATCTTGTAGGCTTGCCGATCGGGCGTCCAGCCGAGCTCGGTGTAACCGTTCCAGCCCTTCAGATTGGTGGCGTCGGGCTTGCTGATGACGTTGCGGCTGCGCGCCATCTCATCGGCCTGACGTGCCGATGACAGCGCTGTGCCGATGTCAGGAAAATTCTTGCCGTCGAGATATTTGACGGTGTCGCCGTCCAAGCCCTTGTAGCTCTCGGCGCGCCACCAGCCTTGATCGTTGGACGCGCCGCCAGCACCCGCTCCGGCTCCGGCTCCGGTACCGGCACCGGTACCTGCACCTGCGCCGGCGCCGGCTCCGGCTCCGCCGCCACCAGCACCTGCTCCAGCACCTGCTCCAGCGCCGCCAGCTGCACCGCCGGTGCCGCTTGCGTTTTCGTCGAACAGGAACGGCCGACGATACCGATCAAAAATATTCACTTCTTGCCTCCTTGCGTGCGGTCGATTTTGGTCAGCTCAAACAGCGATGCGATGTCGACGCTGGCGAGCTTGAAGATCTCCAGCGCGCATTGCCGGCGCCCTTCGGCGATCGCCGCGAGATGCGGATCGGGTTCGTTGATCGGCGCGAACACATTGTTGCGCAACGCGATGTCGGCCAGCGCCAGACGGGCACGCCGATCCAATTCGCTATATCTGGCCGCCTTGAAGGCGGCATAGCCGCGCAGCACTTCCATGCGGCGCTGGTCGTCGCCCCAGACGGTGCGGAACCAGTGCGGCCAATTCTCGTACTTGATCCGCCTCATCTTGCCGCCCGCCCCTTCGCCAATGTCTTGGCCTGGTCGGCATGCGAGACGTCGGCATAGATCGACGCGGCCTGCTCCTGCTGGGCGAGCTGGACCTGCGCAGCCTGTGCCTGGGCGCGGGCCTGGCGCTTCTGCTCGACCACGCGCGGATCGAGCTTGATCGAGGGCACTCCGGATTGCGCATCATGCAGCAGCGCCGAGACGCCATCGACATCGATGTCGTCGAGCCACTCCTCGCGCTGCGTCGCCTCGAACAACTGTACCTTGCGGCTGACCCAGCCCATGGCGCCGTTGGCTACGTCGGCCTTCTGCGCCTTGACGAACGGCGAGACGAACGTCGGCGTCACCGATGCGCGCAACAGCTCCGGCGGCGGCGGCCCGATGGTACGCATCACCACGCCCATGCGATCGAGCAGCTGGGCGCGGCGCCGGATGAACCCGCCAAGCCCGCGCTGGATCCGGACAAGGTTGGGCGCCAGCGATTTCAATTCGTCCTGGCTGTAGGCTTGCACCTCCTCAGCCGTCATCTGCGGCCGCGAGGCCAACACCTGCGACAGCGAGAAACGGAACGCGCGGCGCACCTGGTTGCGGAGATCGTTCTGCAGCTGCAGCGGCAATGAGAGTTGCTTCGCGCGTTCGAGGATCTGCGCCGGCGGCTTGCCGCCCGTGCTTTCGCCGTAGAGCACATTGCCCGGCACGATGTCGGCCGTGGTCATCACGTCCTCGTCGGCCGCCCACCACATCGGCTCGGCATCGAACTGGATCCCGACCATGGTGGAGCGCGCGACCTCATCGAGTGACGACATGTCCGGCAGCGCGTTGTGGGCGATGCCGCGGGCCCAGGTCCGGCCGGAGCGCATCGACCATTCGATCTGATGCACCGGCAGATCGAAATAGCCGCTCTCGGTGTAGAAGTCGGTCTTGTCCGGCGAAACGTAGCAGGACTTGAATGGCATGTACTTCGCAAACCGGCTGCCCTGGCGGTGGTTCGGATTGGGCGAGATCGCGTGGACGAACGCGATCTCTTCGTCGTCGCGCGCCGTCGGCGCACGATCGCCGAACTTGCCTTTGGCCTGCCGGCCGGTCAGTCGGAATTCGCGATGGAAGGTGTCGAGATCGCCGTTGGCGTCGACGTCCTTGTAGCAGCCGGAGAGCGCTAGGTTTGGCGTGACGATGCGCCCCTGCCCGACCATCTCCTCCTGCCACAGGAAGCCCGTCGCGAACATGCCGACATCGCCGAACCAGGCCGGCGCGTTGAGATAGAAATTGTCGATGGTCGGATCGAGCGAGGCTAGGATGATGCTGGTGTAGCTCCAGAGATAGTCCTTGGCCGGCTTCCAGTTGGCGAGATCCGGATCGGTCGGCACGCCCCAGGAGAACCAGCGCTCGGCGGGATTGACCGCCTTGGAGAACATGCCACCGACAAAATCATCGCACGCGTAGAGCGGCGTGCTATCGAACGGATCATCACCATTTGGCTGCCGCTGGTCGTTACGGTTGCCGCCCGAGATATCCTCGTCGCTCTGCATCAGCCGCGCAATCTCGCGCCAGCGCGGCTCCTCGAGCGCGCGCTTCTTCTTTACCTCGGCGTGACGCGGCTCGATCTCGGACCAGGCAGACATTCACTGCCCCGACAGCATGCGGAAACCGACCGGCGGCGCGCCCAGCTGCGTCTGCAGCCCGATCCCGAAATTGGATCCCTGCGTCAGCCGGCGCCGCTGATCGTCAGATGCGGCCCGCGCGCTCTCGCTGTCCTGTTGCGGAACAGACGCCGCGGCCGCGATGGCATTGGCATCCTTCTGCGCCTGGACCGAGGCCTGCAGCGCCACGGTGAAGGGATCAGCCTGCTGTTGCCTGCCAAGCATGGCGGCGAACGGGCCGCCGACCTGACTGAAAAAGTCCTGCGAGGAAAACGCCATGGAGAGGTCTGCCGGGTTTCGAGGTTGCCGACCCTACGGGCGAGCCATCGGCGTCAACCGCGGACTTCAGGCCCTTTTTCGCTTGATCGGATTGTAGCGGCCGGCGCCGCGGGCTTCCTCGCGGCGCTTGGCGCGGCTGGCCGCAGCCGCGCCGACCCGACGCTTGGCTTCCGAGCTGCCGCAGGCCAGCGCGCCATACTCCGCCGCCTCGCAGGTGTGACCGTCCTTGGTCTTGGCGACAGAGCCGAGATCGTCGGTGCCGGCGATGTGCTTGAAGTGGTAGGTCTGCGCCGCACCGCGGCGGATCGTCTTACAGCTGGGATCCACAATCAGACCAGGCTCGCCGGCCTCGCAGGTATGCCGCAGCTTCGACTTGATCGCCTCATGACGTGTCGTCGGGTTGTTCGTTGGCGCAGGGTGGACCTTTCGCCCCAAGAATTTTCCGAGGTTCTGCCGATCTGATCCTGCTTCGAGATCTTCGCCCGCGCACATCGCCGGATCGCACAACGACAGGAACTCGCAGCCTTCAAACCGCGTCGCCTCCAGCTGCAGCATCGCGGTCGCGAGCTCCTGCATGCCGCCACGCTCCAGCGGGCATTCGGCCAGGATCCGCAGCTGGCCGTTGGATTTCTCCTGCATGTAGACGGTCGTTGGCGTGAGACCGCCGTCGGTCCCGGTGATGACAGGCAACTCCTTGATCACCGGGATGGGATGCTTCGCCATGTTGCGATCTTCATCCCACTCAGGCCAGACCGGGTTGTTTGCGCGGGTGAAGCCCGGCCGCGCGTGGATCATGCGCTTGATCCACCACGGCCGATGCGAGTTCATCATCGCGGAGTTTTCGTAATAGCCGCGGCCCATCGCCTCGATGTTCTCGGCGTTCTCCGCCAATCCGGACGGCTGTTCGTGCAGCACATGGCCCGGCTTTTTGTTCTCATAGAAGTCGCGGTAGATGAAATGCAGCACGTCCGGGGCGTTGCCGTCGCCGTAGAAGCGACCAGCGCGCTTGATGATCTCGCGCGGCGGCTCGCGGCCGACGCGGTCGACCAAAGCAGAGCACAGCTCCTCCGGCAGCGTCGGCCATTCGTTGAAATAGCAATCGGTGAATTCGTTGCCGAGGATGTCGTCAGGATCCATGGTCTCGCCGAAGGCGCGGAAACGATTGATCAGAGCGATGCGGCCGAATTCGTCCTCAAACGTCAGCGCGTGCTCGGCTTCGCGCGGGCTGGCGCCGGTCCACTTCGATCCCGGCAAATCCTTGGGAAAAAGTTTCCACCAGGAGGGGATTGTCGCCTTCCAGATATTCACGTACTTCTGTCGCCATGTGCCGAGCACGTATCGGCGCACCCCGTCCGCACCGGGAAAAATCCTTTGGGCCTCGACCAGCGCTTTCTTGCCACTCGCGATCGTCTTGCCGGATCCGCCGGGACCAATGATCAGGTCCGCCGGGTTGTGCGAGAGGATGTAGCGATCGCTGATGGGACCCGCGCTCCGCATCAGGTTCACCGTCCCCGTCTTGTCCTGCTTGTGCAGCTGGTCGACGACGTCCGGAAACTGCTTTCGGAATTCGTCGTCGGCCTCGACGTGGCTCATCTGATTTTTATACGGGTCCGCCGATCCCAGAACATCGGCGAGCGAGGTCTGCTCGAGCAGCGCCTGCGGGCTTGACGCGTCGCTCACGCGAAATCCCCCCGCCCCGTTTCGACTTCGGAAATTTCGCGCACCTTGGCTGAGACCTGATCGCTGACAGCGCAGGGGCGCGAAAAAAATCGCGCGATGCGGGGGCACGGGCTGTCGAGGTTTGGTTTTGGGGGTACCGCCCCCCGGCCGTCCCGGGGGGGTGCACCCCTGAAAACTCGGCCGCAGGCCTCCGCATTGCTGCGGCGCCTGCGGCCAGGTCGACGCGAGATCCGCACGATCCGCGTCGACGTCACCGGCCTTGAAGGCCTCGCGGCCGGTGATTTGGGAGTAGCTGCCCTACAGCCACAAGCCCTTGAGAATGCTGCGCTAGTCGTCACCGTGCGACACGTCACCGTGCGACACGTTCTGCTCCGGTGCGCTAAGCGCTTGATTTTCCTGTGTTTGTTCAATGTACATCCAAGGCGGCCGAACCGAGCCATCCGAGCCCAGCGCCGGCGCAGACTGCCCTGGAAACACCATCGTCAACCGAGGTGCGACCGCGTTGCCGCTGGCATCGACCTGGCCGAGCTGGGCGTAGAAGTACCGCGCGAGCTCGCTCCACATGCGATCGAGGCGATCGAACGCCTCCAGCTTGGTGCAGCCGAGCTCGATCGCGAGCGTCTCAGGCGTGTGCATCGCATAGCGAAAACGCCGCTCCAGCGGATCTCCGCAGAGTTTCCGCACGAATTCGAGCATCTCGCGCGTCGCCTTATTCTGTGCGCCTGGCGGACGGCCGCGCCGATCGGCCTTGATCGCGGTCTCGACGCGCTCGACCTGGCTGTCGGTAAGGCTCGGCCGCATCGCCGGCATGAGCTCGAGCTGCTCGATGGCCGCGGGCGCCGGCGCCGCCGCCGCAATCACCTCCGCGATCGCGGCCTTCTGTGCCTTCTTCGCCATGCTCGGCGCTACCTCGCTGAATTTCCGGCCATATTTAATTCACCGCCGCGAGCGGCAACCGCTGGCTCCCGCGCCTCACTGTCTGGACTGTCTAATCATCTGTCTGGTCATAAACCCATGAACTACCTTTCCTTTTTCAATTCTT